TGATGTGGGCAGCTATGAGATGTTCCAGGGGAGGCCGTCCGTGGTTCTGCATGGCGGGGAAGAGATTGACGTTGGCGGGAGGATGATAAAGGTGTTCCGTGGAACTGCTCATTCCGATGGAGAGGATAGAGAAGTTTATGTATGACCGTGAGATTGTCATCCAAGGTAAAGACGGAAGCCTCGTCCCATGGCAGAGAAACTCAATGGCGGGTCTCACAGACCTTGAAATTGTAGATACCTATAACTCGCAGACTCGTGGGATCTGTGATCATTACAGCATAGCCAGTGATTTTTCAAAGCTGACGTATTTTGCCTATCTGATGGAATACAGTTGCCTGAAAACACTTGCCAAGAAGCATAAAACCAGAATATCGGGTGTAAAAAGAATGTTCAAGTACGGCAGGTCATGGGGGCATTCCCTATGAAATGAAGAAAGAGAAAAAGCGCATTATGGTTGCAAAATTCTCCGACTTCAAACGGGGGACTGCCTACGGCACACCAAATATTGATACAGTGAAGAACCATATCCACTTTAGCACAAGAAATTCTCTTGGATCCAGATCAAAGGCTTGTAAATGTGGATTATGTGGTGCGGAAGGCGACGGCATTTCTTTTGAGATCCATCATGTAAATAAGATGAAAAATCTTAAAGGCAAGGAACAATGGGAGATGGCTATGATTGCAAGAAAGCGGAAAACACTGGTTGTATGTAAGGGATGCCATAAGAAAATCCATCATTCGTCATAGCATAAATGGAAAGCCGTGTACATCGAGAGGTGTAAGCACGGTTTGGGGAGAGGTTTGTACAAACCTACATTGGAAACAATGCAAGGCGGTGCTTGCCTACTCTACATGAAGTACCAGCAGATTGGGATTCCGCCGGAGGAAGCGCAGTTTCTGGAGACCAGGAAGTTCCAGGTGGACGAGATTGCCAGGCTGTACCGGATTCCGCCGCATATGGTGGGGGATCTGGATAAGAGCAGTTTTTCCAACATTGAGCAGCAGTCTTTGGAGTTTGTGAAGTATACGCTGGACCCCTGGGTGGTTCGGTGGGAGCAGTCTTTGCAGAAGGCGCTTTTGCTGCCCCGGGAGAAGCGGGAGTATTTTGTGAAGCTGAATGTGGATGGGCTTCTGCGGGGGGATTATCAGAGCCGGATGACCGGGTATTCTGTGGGGCGGCAGAATGGGTGGCTGTCTGCGAATGATATCAGGGAGATGGAGGACATGAACCCGATCCCGGCGGAGGAAGGCGGGGACTTGTATCTGGTGAACGGGAATCTGTGCAAGTTGAAGGATGCGGGGCTGTTTGCGGGAAAAGGGCAGACGGGGCAGGAGCCGCCGGACGGGAGGCAGTTTCGGCAGGGGGATTCCGGGCTGGGACTGTGAGGTACGGATATCTGGAAAGTGGAGTGTTTCGGCTTTCGTGGGCGTGGCGTTGTAGAGATGGACCGTGGTGAATGCCGTGTGGCGGATATGGACGGCAGGTTTCGGGATTTGCTGTGTTAGGATTTGTGTGAAGCGGAAGAGATAGAGTAGAGAAGTTGAGTGAGAAGGGCAGACAGAGAGTTTGGGGAGCTGGCAGGCGGATGTGTCTGCTGGCTTTTTTGTGCGCCGGTTTATGGGTTGGCGGGAGGTTTTGGAAGAATCGGAAAGTGAGGTGCAGGGATGAAGCGGAAGTTTTGGAACTGGATACGGAATGAGACGGACGGGGAGAGGACTTTGGTATTGAATGGGGAGATTTCGGATGAGACCTGGTACGGGGACGAGGTGACGCCGGCGCTGTTCCGGAAGGAGCTGGATGCGGGGACGGGGGATATCACGGTCTGGATCAATTCTCCGGGCGGGGACGTGTTTGCGGCGGCGCAGATTTATAACATGCTGATGGAGTACAAAGGTGATGTGACGGTGAAGGTGGACGCTCTGGCGGCTTCGGCGGCGTCTGTGATTGCCATGGCTGGGACGGAGGTCCTGATGTCCCCGGTGGGTATGATGATGATCCATAATCCCATGACGATTGCCATTGGGGATTCCAAGGAGATGCAGAAGGCCGGGGAGATGCTGGACGAGGTGAAGGAGAGCATTATGAACGCCTATGAGATTAAGACGGGCATGGGCAGGGCGAGGATTTCCCACCTGATGGATGCGGAGAGCTGGTTCAATGCGGGGAAGGCGGTGGAGCTTGGCTTTGCGGACGGGGTTCTGCATGGGGAAGGTACGGAAGATTCGGTGAGGGGTACGGAGCCGGAGGGCGTGATGTTTTCGCGCATGGCGGTGACTAATTCCCTGCTGTCCAAGCTGGTGCCGAAGGAGCCGGAAAAGAGGGTTCCGGTGGAGCAGTTGAAGAAGCGGCTGGGGCTTTTGCGGCATTGAGTTTTCGGAGTGGTCATGGGCTACGGCGGTCTGTGAACCGGCAGAGCAGGGGAAGGCTGTGAGGTGTTGCGGCTATGTGGAACCTGGGAAGCGGTTTAGAGGTGTTGCGGTTATGTGGAGCCTGGGAAGCGGCTTTGAGGTGTTGCGGCGGTGCGGGGCCTGGAAAAGAGGTTTTTGTAAATTCAAAAAATAGATTGACGGAGGTATGGAGATGAAGAAGATTTTGGAGTTGAGGGAGAAGCGTGCGAAGGCATGGGAGGCGGCAAAGGCTTTCCTGGACAGCAGGCGGGGCGGGGACGGCCTGCTGTCGGCGGAGGATACGGCTGCCTATGAGAAGATGGAGCAGGAGGTTGTGGACTTGGGGAAGGAGATTGAGCGGCTGGAACGGCAGGCGGCGATTGACGCGGAGCTGAATAAGCCTGTCTCCGAGCCGATCACGAATAAGCCGAACAACAATCCGGACGGCGAAGAGAAGAAGGGCAGGGCGACGGATAGGTATAAAAAGACGTTCTGGAATGCCATGCGGAGGAAGAATTTTTATGACGTGGAGAATGCCCTGCAGGTGGGGACGGATTCCGAGGGCGGGTATCTGGTGCCGGACGAGTTTGAGCATACGCTGGTGGAGGCTCTGGAGGAAGAGAACTTTTTCCGGAGTATCGCCACGGTGATCCGGACTTCCAGCGGGGACAGGAAGATTCCGGTGGTGGCGACGAAGGGGACGGCTTCCTGGATTGACGAGGAAGGGGCTTACCCGGAGTCGGATGATTCTTTCGGGCAGGTTTCCATCGGGGCGTACAAGGTGGCGACGATGCTGAAAGTGTCGGATGAGCTTCTGAATGACAGTGTGTTTGACCTGGAGGCGTATATCTCTAAGGAGTTCGGGCGCAGGATCGGGGCGAAGGAGGAAGAGGCGTTCTTTACCGGGGACGGGAAGGGCAAGCCTACGGGTATTTTTAATGCCACGGGCGGGGCTTCTGACGGCGTGACCACGGCGGCTGCCGGTATCACGTTTGACGATGTGATGGACCTGTTCTATGCGGTGAAGTCGCCGTACCGGAAGAAGGCGGTCTGGGTGCTGAATGATACCACGGTGAAGGCCCTGCGGAAGCTGAAAGACAATAACGGCAATTATATCTGGCAGCCGTCCGTGCAGGCGGGGCAGCCGGACATGATCCTGAACCGTCCGTACCATACTTCCGCCTATGTGCCGGAGGCTGCGGCGGGGGCGAAGGTGATGGCTTTCGGGGATTTCTCTTATTACTGGATCGCGGACCGGCAGGGGAGGTCTTTTAAGAGGCTGAATGAGCTGTTTGCGGCTAACGGGCAGGTGGGTTTCCTGGCGAGCCAGAGGGTGGACGGGAAGCTGATTCTGTCGGAGGCGGTGAAGACTATGGCGATCAAGGGGAGCAGCGCCGGGGCGTAAGGTTTCGGGGTGTTTTGGTTTTAAAGGCAGGAGGGATGCGGGATGGCGGTTGTGACGCTGGAAGAGGCGAAGCGGTATCTCCGGGTGGACAGCGGGGACGAGGACGGGTTTATTTCCGGGCTGTTGGAGACTGGGGAGAGTATGTGCGCGGATATGGCGCGGATGGAAGCGGAAGAGCTGGAGGGGCATCTTCCTATGGCGCGGATTGCTGTTCTGTATGTCACTGCGTATTTGTATGAGCACAGGGAGCAGGCGGACCATGAGGAACTGGTGCAGACCTTACGCTCCCTGCTGTTCGGTATCAGGAAGGAAGTGTTCTGATGGCAGAGGAATGGAGGGACAGCGGGGCAGGCGGGAGTTCCCGGCAGAGGTATCCTTTGGGGGAGTGGAAGGAGCGGATCACGGTCCAGAAGAGCTCTCTGGGGAACGATAAGGCGGGGAACCATGTGCTGGCCTGGGAGGATCATTTTTCCTGTTCTGCTTTTGTGAACAGTCTTTCCGGGAAGGAATACTGGGAGGCGGCGCAGATTAACGCACAGAAGGATATCTATTTCCTTAATCCGTGAAGCTTAATTATTATTCCATGCTA